GCCGGTCACGGCCGGCTCGCCGCGGCGCGCAAGCTGAATCTGGACGATGTGCCGGTCATTGAACTGGCCCACCTCACGCCGACCCAGAAGCGTGCCTATCTCATCGCGGACAACCGCATGGCGCTGGATGCCGGCTGGGACGACGCCCTGCTGACGCTGGAACTCGAAGACCTGAAGCTGGCCGACTTTGATCTGTCGTTGACCGGATTCGACGCCGACGAGATCGACGCCTTGCTGGCTGATAGTCACACCGACGCGGAGCAGCCGGGCGATGGCAACCCGCCCGATGCCGCCGACGATGTGCCCGAGGTTCCGGCCAATCCAGTCTCGCGTCCCGGCGACGTGTGGGCCTTGGGGCCGCACCGCCTGATCTGCGGTGACGCCGCCGACGCTACCGCGATCGCCGCCCTGATGCTCGGCGAGCAGGCGCGGCTCTGCTTCACCTCGCCGCCCTACGGCAACCAGCGCGACTACACCAGCGGTGGCATCACCGATTGGGACGGCCTGATGCGCGGCGTATTCACGGGCCTGCCAATGACCGAGGATGGCCAGTTGCTGGTCAACCTCGGCTTGATCCACCGCGACAACGAAGTGATCCCGTACTGGGACGGCTGGCTGGCGTGGATGCGCACCCAGGGCTGGCGGCGGTTCGCGTGGTACGTCTGGGACCAGGGACCGGGGATGCCTGGCGACTGGGCCGGACGTTTCGCCCCGAGCTTCGAGTTCGTCTTCCACTTCAACCGGCAGAGCCGCAAGCCGAACAAGATCGTGCCGTGCAAGCACGCCGGTCAGGAATCGCACCTGCGCGCAGACGGGTCCTCCACAGCGATGCGCGGTAAGAATGGCGAGGTCGGCGGCTGGACGGCAGCGGGCCAACCCGCGCAGGACAACCGGATCCCCGACTCGGTGATCCGGGTGATGCGCCACAAGGGCAAGATCGGCGAAGGCATCGACCATCCGGCCGTCTTTCCCATCGCGCTACCAGAGTTTCTCCTCGAGGCCTACTCGGACGCAGGCGACATTGTCTTCGAACCCTTCTGCGGTTCAGGCACAACGATGCTCGCCGCACAGCGTACTGGCCGCATTTCACGGTCCGTTGAGATTGCCCCCGAGTACGTGGATGTGGCGATCAAGCGTTTTCAGCAGAACTTCCCTGCCGTGCCGGTAACGCTCGCAGCGACCGGCCAGACCTTTGCCGAGGTCGCCGGCGAGCGACTGGAGAGCGACGATGCTGACCTTTGAGCAGTGGCCGATTGACCGGCTGATCGAGTACGCGCGCAACCCGCGCAAGAACGATCATGCCGTCGATCAGATGGCCGCCGCGATCCAGGAGTTCGGCTTTCGGATTCCCTGCATCGCGCAGTCCGATGGGCGTCTCGTGGATGGCCATTTGCGTTTGAAGGCGGCCCGTAAGCTGGGCCTCGCGACCGTGCCGGTGATCCTCGCCGACGACCTGACGCCGACGCAGATCAAGGCCTTTCGCCTGCTGGCCAACCGCTCGGCGACCTGGGCCGAATGGGATGATGATCTTCTCCGCCTCGAACTCGATGAGTTGAAGCTCGACGACTTCGATCTCGCGCTGACCGGCTTCGATGCCGAACAGTTGCTGGAAATCATGGCCGGCGAGGAAACGACGACGGCAGGCGAAACCGACGACGACGCTGTTCCGGACCTACCGGAGACGCCGGTATCACGAACGGGCGATGTCTGGGTACTCGGGAAACACCGCTTGCTCTGCGGTGACGCCACCGTTGCCGAGAGCTACGAGCGACTGCTCGGTACCGATCGCGTGTCGATGCTCTGGCAAGACCCGCCGTACAACGTGAATTACGCCAACACGCCGAAGGGCAAACTGCGCGGCAAGAACCGCGCGATCCTGAATGACAACCTGGGCGACGGGTTCTACGACTTCCTGATCGCCGCCCTCACCCCGGCACTGGCACGGTGCGATGGCGCGGTCTACATCGCGATGTCGTCCAGCGAACTCGACGTGCTGCAGTCTGCGTTTCGCGCCGCCGGTGGCCACTGGCCGACGTTCATCATCTGGGCGAAGAACACGTTCACCCTGGGTCGCGCCGACTACCAGCGGCAGTACGAACCGATGCTCTACGGCTGGCCCGAGGGCGGCAAACGCCACTGGTGCGGTGACCGTGACCAGGGCGACGTGTGGCAGATCAAGAAGCCGGTCAAAAACGATCTGCATCCAACGATGAAGCCGGTGGAACTGGTCGAGCGCGCGATCCGCAATTCCAGCCGCCCGGGCGACCTGGTACTGGATGCCTTCGGCGGTCCGGGCACCACCTTGATCGCCGCGGAAAAGGCAGGCCGGTGCGCGCGACTGATGGAACTCGATCCGAAATACTGCGACGTGATTGTTCGCCGCTGGCAGGACTACTCAGGCGAAAAAGGCACCCGTGAGTCTGACGGGATGACCCTCGGCGAGAACCAGATGATTCAAGCATCCCCGGATACTGGTCTCGAACGGCTCTCTGCGGGGTTGGGATCTGTCTGAACGGTGGGCGCTAATGGGCGAGCGCAGGCAGCGGGCGCCGGTTGACGGCGCCCTGGTTGATCGCCGCAGGTCTCAGGCTGCTATGCCATCTTGGCAAGAATGGCGTTCATCTCGTCCTTGGAAAAAGCTCGCAGAGTCTGCGTGTGAACATTCCCCTGCGCACCGAGGGCGAGGCAGAACGCGGTTGCGGACTCGTCATCCGGTGCTTCGACAACGGAAACCAGATCGTAGCTACCCATGGTCCAGTAGAGTTGGGTTACGCGGGCACCGAACTTCTTTGCGCCTTCGGCGACTGCCTCGGCGCGTTTTGTCGTGTCCTTAACGGAACGAATCCCTTGATCCGTAAAACGCAAAAGTGAAATGTAGGTTCCCATGATCGACCTCGTCTTGGCAGTTTGGACCAAAGACGGCAGCCAAGTCAGCGGTGGTCCCGAAACGCTGCATAAGTCACTCGGACCGCACTCTGCAGATGATCGTTCATACAGCGTCGCGAACGAGGTCGCCACGCTGACGTGAGTGCCGTTCCTGGCACCCAACAATGTCAGCGGAAAACGTCGTCAGGCATTTGGCGTGGTGTCGTTGAAGCGAATGCTTCCAGTATGTTTGAGTCCCTACCGGTCGTTCCCCGAGCCCTTGCTGCTGAGCACTTCGGACGGTCGGCGCTCAATTCTCCACGCGCTTGAGGTCCCGATAGAAGTTCTCGTGGGGGCCGAACGTCAGGAGCTTGATGCTCTCCGCATCGAGAATACGGTAGGCCAGCAGACAGAGCTGATTCGAGAGCCGGAACTTGTAGACCCGGATGCCAACAAGATCCCCGACCTTGGCGTCGCCGATGGCCGGATCATTACTGATGGCACGCACGGCCTGGTCGAGTTCTGTCTTTTGCGGAAGATGCAGCTTCTTGGTGGCTCGGACGAACGAGGGCGTGACCAGAACGCGCATCAACTGAACTCATACTCGCCGACGGCTTCTTCCTGGTCCGCGATCAGGATGTCGCGAATCAAGGCAAACGATAGATCGGGGTTCTCCTCCGCAATCTTGCCGATCTGCGACCAGTACTCGATCTGCTTGGGGACAGAGCGATGCTGTACGGTGGCGTAGCGTCTGGCTTGATCAACGAGCGCGGATGAAAGTTTGACGTTCACCGCCATGACGGACTCCTTGGTTCAGAAGGTCCCATGGTAGACCACAATGGACCACAATGGAACCTTTTGGGCGTCCACAAGCCACCCGTGAGTCGGATGGCTTGGACTTTGATGCCGTGTTAGATCAGGCGGCAAGTTCTTCGGCGATCGCGTGGTGAAGCACGAATCCGGTCAGGAGGGGCAAGCCCCGCGGGATGCCGTACTGTTTGCTGGTCTGGAGATTAATCGTCCACCCCATCCACTGTTGACGGCGCCCTGGATCGCCTGCTCGATGCCCTTGCCAACCAGCATCTGGTTGCGGACATCATCAGAGAAGTGTCGCCCGTGACGGCTGTCGAGAAAGACCCTGACCGATTCGAGAGGCTCGCCGGTGGCGTCCGAGATTGCGCTGATCGCCAAAGGCCATGCGAGTTCGGCGTTGTCCTTCATGCCGCCAAAGAAGCCCCAGGCTTCGTTCTCGGTGGCGGGGATCGGGTTGGCGGTGGTCATGGCGTCTCTCCCTGTTGTGTTTGGCTGTTTACTTGCGACCGGTCACTGCGGCCAGTTTGCTGCGCGCGGGCCCGGTCCAGAAGCAGGGGCCTTTGCCGCTTTTGGCTTCGATGTTCCAACGCTCGATGATCGCGTCGTCTGTCCACCTTGGCGGCGAGGTAGGCGTAGTCGTTGCTGTTGAAGTTGGTGTGCTTGCGGATGGTTTGGTTGGTGGTCATGGTGTTTCTCCCGGTTGCGTTTGCGTTGATGACAAAGACATGATTGCTCTACCAGGAACACAAGCCAAGCGCTTTCTCAATCATTTTGCGTGGCGTTCAGTCCTCCCAAATGCGCGATGCGTCGCGTGCAATCCAGATGCGTGCCCTGTCGTCGTCGCTTGCCGCTTCGATCACGGCGCTGCCAGTCTTCGTGTTGACGCCCTCTTTGCCAGTTGCGAAGAAAGTCTTTCCGTCGTGGATGATGATGTTCGGCACGAAATCGCTGAACTCGACCTGGATGTCCATCGCGCCCTGAAGACGACCGTTGGTGTCGGTCACGGTGGTCTGGATGGTTTGCTTGGTGGTCATGGCGGGCTCCTTGCGGTGGTTGGCTGCGACACCCGTAGTAACGCGCTGTTTGATTGAGAAGCCAAGCGCAATAACAATCAATTGATCGCCCGGGCGTCCCGCTCGTGATCGCCTCAGCCTTGGCCGTCAAGCTGGAAGCTGCCAGGACCGTTCCCTTCGTCGTCAGCGAGGAAGGTGAGAGTTCGCGTCTGGCCGTCGGGCAGGGCGATGACCAGCCCGAAGAATTCGTCGCCGTACTCGTCGACGCCCGTTCTGGCCAGGTTGGTGATCGTCCCGCCCACCAAAGGGCGCAGTCGCTTGAGATGGAAGTCGGCGGCAGATGGTCTGGTGCTGGTGTTCATGAGAGGGCTCCCGGTGGGTGGATGGCAATCAGATGAACGCGCTGTTCGCTGCAGAAGCCAAGCGCGTTCTCAATCATTGCGGGGCGGCTGGATGTTTCCAATCACCCCTTCGGTGACTACCCGATGTGGTAGATGCGCTCACCACCCTGAGGTTTCTCGGAAGTGATGGTGAGCTTGAGCTTCTTCTTGAACGCGCCGGCAAACGTGCCGCGCACGGTGTGGCTTTGCCATCCCGTGGCCTCGCAGATCTGCGGGATCGTCGCCCCCTCTGGACGCTGCAGCATCTGGATCACCGCCGCCTGCTTGCTGTTCGCGCGGGTGCGGGGCTGCGTCGTCGTCTCGTGCTTCTCTGCCACCCATTGCGCCTCGGTGGCCACCAGGGCCGCCTCGACGTCGGGGTCGGGATGTGTGGTCGCCGCCGGCTGCGTGCGCCCCAGGGCGTCGTAGCCACCCGGCGAGATAAAGCAGTCGGCGTCGCTGCCGGTAATCAAGGCCTTGTTGCACAGGCCCTCGATCACCTTCTTGCGGGCGCCACCCTTGACGTTGTCGGGGAACCAAGCCAGGCGTCCATCGGGTTGCTCGGCGGCGTGTTCGAGGACGATGCGCTGGGTGTCGGTGAGTTGGATCTTCGTGGTCATGGCGATCTCCTTGATCGGGGTTGATGACGAGCACATGAACGCGCTGTTCAATCACGAAGCCAAGCGTTTCCACAAAGGAAGATGCGAATGCCGCTGCGTGCGCCCACGCCCTGCCGACACCCAGGTTGTGGTGCGGTGCTGACCAGCCCCGGCTATTGCGATGCGCACCGTGCCGGCCAGCATCGGGACTACGGTCGCGCACGGCGTGGCTTCGACACGGAACTCGGCTTTTACCAGTCCGCCAAGTGGCGTGCGGTGCGTGCTGCGCTTCTGCGTGCGCACCCGGTGTGCCAGTTGTGCGCGGCACGTGGGCTGCTAGTTCCCGCCAAGGTCGTGGACCACGTCCTGCCGATCAAGGACGGCGGCGCCAGATATGATGAGAGCAATCTGGAATGCATTTGTACTAGATGCCATAACGCTAAAACGGCCCGAGAGACAGCCGGCCGCCGGCCTACAACCCCTTAGGGGCCTTCAATCTCTACAGATGCACATGCCATATGCGTGCGCGTGATCAATTTTTTGTGCGTGCAAAATGAAAAACTCTTTTTTATGCGATTTGGCCCTGAAAGCCCCTGTTTACAAGGCTTTCAGCCATTCCCGAGACCCCTTAAATCATGCCCGGACGAAAGCCTCTGCCCGTGATTGTCAAGAACATCAAGGGGACGCTGCAGAAGTGCCGGACCAACGTGCGCGAACCGAAGCCGACAACGGCGCTCTGCACCCCGCCCGAGTACATGTCGGACAGCGCCAAGGAAGCGTGGAACTACGCCGTGGCTAATTCACCACCCGGTTTGCTGTCGGCACTCGACGGCGCGGTGCTGGAGCGCTGGGCCAACTGCTCGGGTCTGTACCGCGAGGCACTGTCCAAGATCAATCGCGCTGGCGTCTCGGGGATGATCATCAAGACGCCCAGCGACATCCTGCGGCGCTCGCCATTGATGGACGTGATCCGGGATCTCGCGCTGGAGATGAAGGGCTACGAGGCCGAGATGGGCTTTACGCCGGCCGCGCGATCGCGCATCTCGCTGCCGGCGGAATCGACGACCGAGTCGGATCCCTGGTCGGAGATCGCTGGCTGATGGCGACCCGCAACTATGTCGCCAGTGCCAGGCGATATGCCGAAGCCGTGGTTGGGGGAGAGATTGCCGCGTGCAAGTGGGTGCGCCTGGCCTGCCAGCGCCAGCTCGACGACCTGAAACGGTTCCGGGGCAAAGATAGCCCCTACCGCTTCAACCCGAAGCTCACCGACAAGCAGGGGCGCAGTTTCCAGCCCGCCGACAACCTGTGCGCATTTGTGGAGCGATTGCCGCACGCCAAGGGACCGCTGGCCGGGCAACCGATCCACCTGGAGCCCTGGCAGGTTTTCATCCTGACCACCGTCTTCGGCTGGGTGAAACCTGATGGCAAGCGGCGCTTTCGCCGGGCCTATATTGAAGTGCCCCGCGGCTCGGGAAAATCGGCCCTTTCTTCGGCGGTCGCCCTGTACATGCTGGCCGCCGACGGTGAAGGCGGCGCCGAGGTGTATTCGCTGGCCACCACCCGCGACCAGGCGCGCATCGTCTTCGGCGATGCGCAGGCGATGGCCCGGCAGTCGGCCGGGTTCCGGACTCGCTTCGGGGTCGGCGTCGGGGCGCACAACATTCATGTGCTGACGAGCGGCTCGAAGTTCGAGGCACTGTCGGCGGAAGGCTCGACGCGCGATGGGTTGAACATCCACCTCGGCTGCATCGACGAGTTGCACGCGCACAAGACGCGCACCGTCTACGACGTGGTCGAGACCGGCACCGGCAAGCGCGACAACTCGCTCTTGTGGGTGATCACCACCGCCGGCAGCAACCGCTCGGGGATCTGCTACGAGATCCGGACCTTCGTCACCCGCCTGCTCGACGGCGTACTCGCGGACGACAGCCAGTTCGGCATCGTCTATGGGCTCGAAGACGGCGACGACTGGACGCTCGAAGAGTCTCTGATCAAGGCCAATCCCAACTGGGGCATCTCGGTGCGTCCGGAAGTGCTGGCGCCGCTGCAGGCCAAGGCCATGCAGATGCCGAGCGCGGTCAACAACTTCAAGACCAAGCACCTGAACGAGTGGGTCAACGCGGACACGGCATGGATGGACATGCGCTCCTGGGATCGCTGCGCCGACCAAGGGCTCGATATCGAATCCTATGCCGGTCAGCCGTGTTGGATCGGCCTCGATCTGGCGAGCAAGACCGACATCGCCGCCTTGCTGCTGGTCTTCGCACACTTGGAAATTGACGGCGGCTTTGCGGTGTTCGGTCGCTACTACCTGCCCGAGGACACGGTGCACGCCACCGGCAACAGCCAGTACCCCGGCTGGATGGGCAGCGGACGGTTGACGGTGACGCCGGGCAACGTGATTGATTTCTCCTGGATCGAGGCCGACCTGATCGACTTCGCCTCGCGCTTCGCCATCCAGGCGGTGGCGTTCGACCCCTTCCAGGCGACGCAGTTGTCGACCCGGATGCTGGCTGAGGGCCTACCGATGATCGAAGTCAGACCGACGGTGCTCAACTTCTCGGAACCGATGAAGACGCTCGAAGCGCTGGTCCTGCAGTGCCGGCTGATCCACGACGGGGACCCGGTGCTGGGGTGGATGGTGAGCAACGTCGTCGCGCATCTCGACGCCAAGGACAACATCTATCCGCGCAAGGAACGTCCCGAGAACAAGATCGACGGCATCGTCGCGCTGATCATGGCACTGTCGCGGGCGATCACGCCCGGCACGCAGGTGGTGCTTGGTGCCGACTACGAACTGGTGATGCTCTGATGGGGATGTTCAGCTTTCTCTCGCGCTGGATGGCCTCGAGTGACGACCGTTCGCCAGGGGGTGACTTCTGGTTCGAGCCGGTCACGATGCGCACCTCCAGCGGCATGCGGGTGTCGGCGGATAACGCCATGCGCCTGGCGGCGGTGTACGCCAGCGTGCGCATCCTGGCCGAGACGATGGCGTCATTGCCGTTCGTGCTCTACAGGCAACGCAGCGATGGCGGTAAGGATCGGGTGACGGATCACTGGCTGTACCGTGTGCTGGCGAAGCGCCCGAATCCTTATCAGAACCCGTATGAGTGGCGCGAGATGTTGCAGGGTCATCTGGCGCTCAGGGGCAACGCCTACAACCGGATCGTGGCCAACCGCCGCGGCGAGATCGTCGAGCTGATGCCGATCCACCCGGACCGGATCAGGATGGAACTGACGCCGTCCGGTGACTACCGCTATCGGGTGACCGACCGCCTCGGGGTAGAGGCCATACTGCCGCGCGGCGAGATCTGGCATCTGCGTGGTCTGTCGTCGGACGGTCTGATGGGGATGAGCCCGATCGATCTGGCCCGCGAGAGTCTGGGCATGGCACTGGCCGCGCAGGACTACGGTGCACGCTTCTTCGCCAACGACGCCAAGCCCACCGGTGGCTGGATCGAGTTTCCGGGGTCGTTCAAGGACAGCGAGGCCAAGAAAGTGTTTCGGGAGTCCTACCAGGCGGCGCAGTCCGGGGCCAACCGCGGCAAGGTGCTGGTGCTGGAAAACGGCATGAAGTTCCACGAGGTGGGCGTGACCAACCGGGACGCGCAGTTTCTCGAACTCCGGAAGTTTCAGATCACCGACATCGCGCGGCTGTTTCGCGTACCGCCGCACATGATCGCGGATCTGGATCGCGCAACCTTCTCGAACATCGAGCAGCAGAGCCTGGAATTCGTGATGCACACGATGACGCCCTGGACCGAGCGCTGGGAAGCGAGCATCGAATCCGAGTTGCTGCTCGACGGCGACGACCTCGAAGTCGAATTCGATTTTGCGAACCTGATGCGCGGCGATGCCGCGAGCCGATCGTCGTACTACCAGAGTGGCATCCAGAACGGCTGGCTGACCCGCAACGAGGCGCGCATCGCCGAGAACCTCAATCCGCTCGACGGACTGGATGAGCCGCTGCGGCCGTTGAACATGGTCGAGGAAGGGACGGCCGAGGATCTGGAGGGCGATGGCAAGCAAGATGAACCGCCGACGCAGGAAGTGGCAGAGCCGATAGACGAATGGCTGATGGAACTGACACGATGAACCACCACTTGCTGATCGCCGAGTTTCTGGCGACCCCCTGGGCCTTGATGCCCGAACGGCTGAATGCGGTCGCGGCAGTGCTTGCGCGCTGGTCGCAGGACATCCCGGCTGGCGAGGACGTGCTCACGGGTATCGCGGTAGATCGCAGCATGCGCGAAGCGCGCCGGCAGGCGGCCACCGCAGTTTCCAGCGGCGGGATCGCAGTGCTGCCCTTGTACGGCGTGGTCACCCAGCGCGGCAACATGGTCGACGATGTCTCCGGGCCGGGGAGTGTCAGCACGCAGCAGTTTGCCTCTGCTCTGCGCCAGGCGCTGGCGGACGACTCGGTCAGCCAGATCCTGATCGATATCGACAGTCCGGGCGGCAGTGTCTATGGCGTGTCCGAACTCGCCGACGAGATCGCCAGTGCCCGGGCGCAGAAGCCCGTCGTGGCGATTGCCAACAGCCTGGCGGCGAGTGCTGCGTACTGGATCGGATGCTCGGCGTCGGAGTTCTACGTCACGCCGGGCGGCGAGGTCGGCTCGATCGGCGTCTGGCAGGCGCACTTCGATTACTCGCAGGCGTTTGTCACCAAGGGCATCCAGCCGACGCTGATCTCGGCCGGCAAATACAAGGTCGAGGGCAATCCGTATGTGCCGCTCGACGAGGAGGCTCAGGGTTTCATGCAGTCGCGTGTGGATGACTACTACGCAACTTTCACCAAAGCGGTGGCGCGCGGGCGGGGCGTGCCGATCGCGCAGGTGTGCGAGGGAATGGGTCAGGGTCGTGTGCTCGGCGGCGACGCCGCGCAGGCGCAAGGCATGATCGATGGCGTGGCCACCTTCGACCATGTTGTCAGGAAGATGCGCCGGGATGCCAAGTCCGTCGCCAGACCACGGGCAAGCCGCCTCGCCTATGCGCAACGGGTAATCGAGATCCTGTGATAATGGAAAGCTCTGGTTGATGTGGCGTGGTGCGGTCGAGCGTATGACCGTATTTTTTTGCGGAACTGCTGTTTCAGTTCGGACAGGCGCCGGTTGTGGAAGCCATTCAGAAATATCCACGGAATCTGCCGCACATGTTGGCCATCGGCATCCGCCTGGCGTTGGATCAACGAGCATCTGTCAGGAGGTATCGGAGCACTCGTATCCACAAAAGAAAAACCCCGGCGAAGCGGGGTTTGGTCTGCAGAGTGGTTGTTGCGACTATGCCCTCTTGCGGCGGTTGAATCCGAGTCCGGCTAGCCCAAGACTAAGCAGGGCAAGACTGGCGGGCTCAGGAACCTGTGTGAGGAAGCCGCGTATTTCACCCCCTGAGCGGAAAGTTGTATGTATGTTGACATACGCCTCACCAAGGGACATCCCAGCGAATAACGCCGCTTCTGCTCCCGCCGTCGTCCCGCCATGAGCCGTGATGAAAGCCGGGTTGTACGAAGAAGCCAGGGTCATGTCGAGAAGCACGTCATAGACTCCGGACGTAACTCCCAGTGGAAAACCAAAGAAGTTTGGAACAGTTGTGGCCACGCCGACCGTCCCGGGATCTGCCGTACAGCAATGGATGTGGGCAGCAGTCGTCGTCCCGAGCAAGCCGGAAAACGTGACGTGCACCGCCATGGTCTTGGCCACATCGTCCGTAATGACCGACGCAAATCCAGTTGCGGGCGACGCATTTGGGGGGGCCTCACTCGCGCCATCCAGGTCGGTCTGGTAGGTGATGATCGTCGCGTGCGCCAGCGGAGCACTGGCAAGCATCGCCCCCGCCATCATGAAAACACATAGTGGATGTTTCATACAATGCCTCCTGTTGTTCGTTGGCAGCAGCCTGCGTAAGGAATGCAGCAGCTAAGGACAATCGCCAGATAACCGACCGTAGCCAGTGGAGAGCACGAATCGTGCCGGAAAATGAATATGGAATGAAGTCAATCTGTTGGCAGGATTTTTGGATACCCATATTTGGGGTGCTGTAAAAATTACCGACAGGATTTCGCACTGGAAGTCCTTCCGGAAGGTGTTGCTACGCCGCTCGTTTCATGCGCGGCGCCCACGACAATGGCCCTGGCCACTATTGACACATTTCCCGACGACGCTCCACTGACCCTCTGCCCCCCGCTATAAACCGACCCGCCGCTCGTCCCCCACCCCAACCGCCTCCCGGCGGTTTTTTTACGCCCCTCGAACCCGCCTCGTGCGGGTTTTTGCTTTTGGAGATCCACATGAGCAAGCAACTGCGCGAGCTTCAGGCTCGCAAGACCAACCTGGTCAAGGAGGCCCGCGGCCTGACCAACCACGCCGCTTCCGAGAACCGCGATCTGACCGACGACGAAGTCACCGCCTTCGACGCCCTGCGTACCCGCATCGATGCTGCCTCCGCGGCCATCGATCGCGAAGCTGCCCTGATCGCCGACGAAGCACGCATCGGTGTCGACCACGTCATCGGCCCGATCGTCACCGACAACCGCGAAGCGGACCCCCGGCGCGGCTTCGGCTCCGTCGGCGAATTCATGCAGGCGGTGTACCAGGCCGACAAACCCGGCCAGTCGATCGACGCCCGCCTGCTGCTGGGCGGCATTGGCGCCGCCGCCCCGAGCAACTACGGTAACGAGGCCGTCGGCCAGGACGGCGGGTTTCTCGTGCCACCGCAGTTCTCGCAGGAGATCTTCAAGCTCTCCCTCGGCGAGGACTCGCTCCTGCCCCTCACCGACAACGTCGAGATCAGTGGCAACAGCATGGCGTTTCCGAAGGACGAGACGACGCCCTGAGGCACCAACGGCATCCGCGCCTACTGGCAGGGGGAAGCATCCTCGGGCGTCCCCACCAAGCCGGTGCTAGGGCTGGCGACCCTGCGCCTCAAGAAACTGATGGCGCTGGTCCCGACCACCGACGAACTGCTCGACGACGCCAACGCCCTGACCAGCTACCTGCCGCAGAAGGTGGCGGTGTCGATTCGCTGGAAAGCCAACGAGTCGATCCTCTTCGGCGCCGGCAACGGCATCCCGCTCGGCTGCATGAACGGCGGCGCCATCGTCACGGTGGTCAAGGAATCCGGCCAGCCAACGCAGACCCTGGTGCCGCAGAACCTCGCCAAGATGATCGCCCGCCTGCCGCCGGGCTCGTTTACCAACGCTGTGTGGATCGTCAATAACGACGTCCTGCCCGCACTGTTCACGCTCAGCCTGGGCAACTACCCGATCTATTTGCCGATCGGCCAGTCCGCCGGCGGCATCCAGGGCTCGCCCTACGGCACGCTGCTCGGTCGCCCGGTGTTCGTCTCGCAGCATGCCAACACCTTCTCGTCGCAGGGCGACGTGCTGCTGGTCGATCTGTCGTACTACCAGACGATCACCAAGGCCGGCGGCATGCAGACCGCGACCTCGATGCATCTGTACTTCGACGCGGATCTCACCGCGTTTCGCACCACTTTCCGCATGGACGGCCAGTCGAAGATCCAGAACCCGATCGCCCCGGCCAAGGGAGCCAACGCGCTCTCGCCCTACATCCAGCTCGGCGCGCGCTGAGCCCCTGGTGGGGCTGCGATGCCTCGCTTCGCTTTCCGCTTTCTGATCCCCACAGGAGATGTCCATGTTTCCCAATGCCAAGGGCGGTGTCGGTGACGGGCTGCTGGGCGGCGCTTTCAAGTGGCTTGGCGGCCTGCTGCCGAATGCCGATGGCGGCGTCTACCGCTCGCCGGATCTCTCGCGCTTCTCCGGGCAGATCGTCTCCAGCCCGCGTCTCTTTGCCTTTGCGGCTGGGGCGGGCGTGATGGGCGAGGCCGGGCCGGAGGCGATCCTGCCGCTGGCGCGCGGATCCGACGGCAAGCTCGGCGTGCGCGGCGGTAGCGCCAACAACGTCACCGTCAATATCTACGGGATCAACAACGCGAGCGAAGTGCGTCGCGCCGGTGGCCAGGTCGGGCGTGAAGTGCTTGGCGCCATCGCCCGCGCGCAGCGCTTTGCGTAGAGAACGTCATGGCTGAATTTCTTGACGAGCGCCTACCGGTCGATGTGCGCATGGGGGCCTCCTACGCCGACGATTACGCGGTGGAGATTACCACCACCGCGGGTGGCGCCGAGTATCGGCGGCTGATCCACGGCTTTCCGGCGCGGCGCTTCACGATCAACTACACCTTGCTCCGGGACGACCTGGCCGCCCGGGTGCTGGCGCTCTATCACCGCGCTTATGGGAAGTTCGCCGGTTTCCGCGTGCGCTGCGCCGACGATTTCTCGACCAACGCCCACATCGGCACGCCGACGTCCACCGACTGGGTGCTGCCGAAGATCTGCAGCGGCGTGTATCAGCTGATCAAGGGCTACGGTAACGGCGCGGCCCCGCTCGCCATCGGCCTGCCGTTCCGCAAGCTGACCAAGCCGGTTTCCGGCACGGTGGTCGTTTCCAGGAACGACGTGACGCTGAGTTCCGGCGTGTCGGTCGATTACGCCACTGGCCGGGTGACGGTCACCCCGGCGCCCACCACCGAGGTAATCAAGGGCGGCTGTGAGTTCGACCTGCCGTGTCGCTTCAATTCCTCGATCGAGATTACCGCCTTGAGCAAGTCCATGCGCGATTGCGGTGCGATCGACATCATCGAGTTGCTGCAGCCATGAAATCCGTCGTTGCTGATTACCGCTACCGCACCCAGTGCCTGCGCATCGTTCCGGTCACGGGTAGCCCGATCTATCTGACCGACCATCCTCGCGATCTGGTGATGAGCGGGCACACTTACCTGTCGACGGCCGGCTACCAGTTCACCGGCCAGTCGGCGACCGCCGGCTTCTCGCCGGCGTCGGTCGACATCGAGGGCATTGCCGGAGCCTCCGGGCTGTCGCGCGCGGCCGTCGGCAGCGGCCTGTTCGACGGCGCGCGCTGCTACGTCTTCGCAACCTCCTGGGCAGCGCCGGTCGAGGACCAGGAACCCGTCGTCGCTGGCATCTTCGGCAAGGCGACCCTGCTCGATCACCGCTTCCAGATCGGCGGCGTGTCGTTGATCGACGCGCTCAATCAGAGCGTCGGGCAGACCTATGGCGCGCAGTGCCCGAAGCTGTTCTGTGGGACCGAATACGCCGGCTGTGGCGTATCGCTGGCAGCCAACACCGTAACCGGTACCTTGACCAGCGTGACCAGTGCGTCGGTGTTCACTTCGGCTGCGCGAACGGAAGCAGACGACACCTTCGGCGCGGGCACGATCCAATTCACCAGTGAGCCGAATGCCGGGCTGAAGGGGCTGGAGATCAAGAGTTTCGCGGGTGGGGTGATCACCACCTTCGAGCCGTTCTACTACCTGCCGGTGGCCGGCAACGCCTACAGCATGGTGCGCGGCTGCCGCAAGCGCCTGGCCGATTGCCAGGTCCGCTGGAACGGCTCCGGCATTGTCTCGAACGTGGCGAACTTCGGCGGCTTTCCGTGGATTCCCACCGGCAGCACCTATGCACAGGTCGGACAGGGCGGCTGATGACGGCCGACGACATTCTCGCTGCCGCGCGGCAGTGCCTCGGCACGCCGTTTCGCCACCAGGGGCGGCTGCTCGGTTCTGGTCTGGACTGTGCCGGAGTGGCGATCCACGTCGCACGCCAGATCGGCGTCGGGCATCTCGACGTTTCCGGTTACGGGCGCACGCCGGCCAGCGGCCAGTTGGAGCACTCGCTCGATAGCCAGCCATGTCTGGAGCGCGTCGCAATGGTCGACGACCGGCTTCCCGGTGATCTGCTCTTGATGCGCTTTGCGGGCGACCCGCAGCATCTCGCGATTACCGCCGGCGACACCCTCATCCACGCCTACGAATCGGTAGGCCAGTGCTGCGAGCACCGGCTGTCGAGACTGTGGGCGGCGCGCATCGTGCAGGTCTATCGCTTCCGGGGGATCGAATGAGCAGCGGCGGGCAGGTGGTTGGCGGACTCGTCGGGGCGGTGGCCGGCTTCTTCCTCGCCGGCGGCAGCCCAAGCGGCGCGCTGTACGGTGCGCAAATCGGAATGACGCTCGGCGGCTACCTCGATCCGCCCAAAGGGCCGACCGTCAATGGCCCGCGGCTCAACGACCTGTCAGTCCAGACCAGCACCTACGGTGCGGTCATCCCGCGCGTCTACGGCACGGTGACGGTCAACGGCAACGTTTTCTGGCTGGAGAACAACCGGCTGAAGGAAACGGTCACCCGCAAGAAGTCCGGTGGCAAGGGCGGCGGAGGCAAGACGACCACGCGCACCTACACCTACTCGGCGACCTTTGCTGTCGGCCTGTGCCAGGGGCCGATCGTCGGCGTGCGCCGCATCTGGGTCGGACCGGATCTGATCTACGACGCGGGATCTTCGGACCCCGATACGCTCGCGGCGAGCAACGCGGCGGCCAGCGGTTTCCAGGTCTACCTCGGCACCGACAACCAGGCGGCGGATGCGCGCATGCAGGCGACGCTCGGTGTGGCCAATACGCCGGCCTGGCGCGGGCTCGCCTACCTCGTGTTCTACGACCTGGCTTTGGAGCGCTACGCCAACAGTCTGGCCGGTGCGCAGGTCAAGGTCGAGTTGGTCGAGCAAGGCGTGGTCGGCGGGCCTGCCGACGTGAGCTTCTTTTCTCTGCCGAGTTTGACGTCGCACTCGGGGCCCTTGTGGGATGGGGTTGATTGGTACGGCGTGATCTTGCTCAACACCTCAACCGCGAGGATGGTGACATCGCCGGACATGGTGTCGTGGACTCAAATCGCCACCATGCCCGCGCGGTCATGGTCCCGGATTCTCTATCACCAGGGGGTGTACATCGCCAGCGCGCCGACGACACCTTCGTTCTCTGGCGCAGGCGTCGCCACCTCAAGCGACAAGGTGAACTGGGTGGTTCGCTGGAGTGGGTCATTCGGCCGCTGGACTTTGAAATGGATCGTTCCTGGCAACGGCGGCGTTTTATTCATTGAGGGTCAACAAGGAACGGATGGCAACAGCGCTGCTGGAACACGTTCAGTCCTTCTGGATGTCAATTTCGCGCTCGTGAACTACGGCTGGATTGTTCCGAACTTCGATTGTGCCAATTCGCAACCGTGCCATAACGGCGCGGTATTCATCGTCGGAGGGAATGTGGGGGCCGTGCCGCGGCTCTTCATATCCACCACAGGCGTGGGTACTTGGTCGGAACAAGCCGTCCCGGCTGGCGTTTCCCACATCTACGGGATCTGTGCCTTCGGATCATCGTCGTTGCTGATGGCGGCATTTGAGCAGAGCACCAATACGGGCAAAGTGGCCGTATCGACCGACTCGGGTGTCAGCTGGAGTGCATGGGTCAATCTGCCGCCTTGTCTCGGGGTGGGCGGATGGCGAAATCCGAACTGGAACGGCGCTGAATTCTTCCTCTGCGAACACGGCACCTCGCAATGGGCGACGAGCCCGGACGGCGTGAACTGGGAGGCGCACACGACAACCGTCGGCCTGCCGACCCACCGGCCGGACTCGTTCCAGAAAGGCTGGAACGGGTCGGCCTGGGGCTCCTTCAGCCACGAAGTCGGTGGGGCATTTCTGTTCACCTCGGCGACCAGCGGCATCACGCCGACCGATACGTCGTTGGGCGCCATCGTTTCCGCCGAGTGTCTGAAATCGGCCCTGCTGAGCAGCAGCGACATCGATGTTGCGTCGCTGACTCAATCGGTGCGCGGTTACCGCGTGGGCAGCATCGGCGCGATCCGGGCGGCGCTTGAACCGCTGCAGGCGGCCTGGCCGTTCGACGTGGTTCAGCACGGGTATGTGATCCGCTTTGTTGCCCGCGGAGGGGCGCCGGTCGTCACGATTCCCGCGGCGGACCTGGACGCGCGGGGCGCAGGCGACGAGCCGGGGGTGCAGATCACGACCAGTCGGGAGATGGATTCGCAGCTTCCGCGCCGGGTCACGGTGCAGCATCTGGATTACGACCGGGAGTACAACGCCGGCACGCAGTACGCAGAACGTCTCAATACGGCGGCGATCAACGCCCTGGTGGTGGATCTGCCGATCGTGCTGACGGCGACCGAGGCGGCCGGCAAGGCGGAAGTGCTGCTCTACCTGTACTGGCTGGAACGTTACGACGTTTCCGTCACCCTGCCACCGACGTACAACCCACTCGAACCGGGCGACGTGGTGACGCTGGTCACGCCCGAGGGTGACGTCAGCCTGCGCCTGACGGCGATCCATTACACCAGCGACGCGCGGATTGAGTGCCAGGCGAAATACGCCCGCGCGGCGATCTACACGCCGACTGCGGTCGGGGCCTCGCCGGCGGTCATCGGGACGACGACGGTCACGCCGATTGGCGCCTCGGTGTATGTGCTGATGGACGTGCCGATGATCAGCGCGGCACAGTCCGGCCCGTCGTTCCTGGTGGCGATGACCGGCACACTGGCGGGGTGGCGAGGCGGCGTGCTGATGCAGTCGACCGATGCCGGCAGCACCTGGACGACTCTGCAGGACTTCGGGCCACCGGGCTCGGCGCTGGGGATCTGCACGAATAGCATCGGCGAGGTCGAGCCGCGGATGATCGACAACGCCAGCCTGCTTAATGTGACCTTGACGCAAGGCGCGCTCGACAGCGTGACACAACTCGCCCTGCTCGGCGGCGCGAACCACTTCGCGTACGGGGCGGACGGGCGCTGGGAGATCATCGCGGCGCAGACTTGTACGCTGGTGAGCGGCACGAGCTATGTGCTGCAGAACCTGCTGCGCGGGCGGTTCGGCAGCGAATGGGCGATGGGGCTGCACGCGGTCGGTGATGCGCTGGTGCTGCTCGACACCGCCGATGTCGCAGCGATCGCGACGAGCTCCGGGGCGATCGGCCTGTCGTACCTGTATCGCGGCGTGACCGTCGATCGGGACATCAGCACCGACGCCAACCGGGCCTTTGCGTACCAGGGGATCAATCTCAAGCCGCTGTCGCCGATCGCGCTGACCGGAAACCGGGACCATTCGAGCAATGATTGGTCGTTGTCCTGGATTCGGCGCACGCGCGACGGCGGCGAGTGGCGGGACCACGTCGATGCGTCGCTCGCCGAGGCATCCGAGTCGTATGCCATCGACGTTTACGCCGACGGCAGCTATGCGACGGTCAAGCGGACGATCACGGCGAGCGCTCCGTCCTGCGTCTACACCAGCATCGACCAGGTCAGCGACTTCGGCGCCAACCAGGCGACGCTGTATCTCAAGCTCACTCAGATCTCGGCCACCGTTGGTCGGGGATATCCGCTCACCACGTCCATCACGAGGTAGACCATGGCCAGCAGCACCACCCATCTGGATCTCATCGCGCAATCGCAGTCCTCCAAGGAAGTGACGGCCAACGCGCTGTTCGATGCCGGCAGCCCGGCGACTCTGTTCGGGCGGCGCGCCAGCTTGTGCTCCGGCCTCAACTGGTTCTACTACGGCGGCGTCATGATGGTCGATGGCGTGCTGACCGCGATTGCCAACAACACGGCGGCGCTGGTACTTTCGCCGAGCACGACGAATTACATCGAGGCGACGCGCGCGGGCGTGGTGTCGAGGAATACCGTGGGCTTCACCGGCGGATCGATTCCGCTCTACACCGCCGTCACCGGCACCGCCACGGTCACGAGCGACACCGATCAGCGCGCGTGGGTCGCGCCGGCGTACCTGCCCGGCAGGGCGAGTGTCGCGGTGACAGCGGCTGACGTAACGCTGACGGCAGCGGACGCGCGATGTCGCTACCTGACCACTACCGGCGTGCTCACGGGCAACCGCAGCGTGATCGTTCCGGATAGCTGGGAGGGCATCGTCTACTGCAGCAACAGCGGTGCGTTTGCGATGACGTTCAAGACAGCAGCGGGAAGCGGCGTGGTGGTGGCGCAGGGAAAACGTGCGCTGCTGCTGGCCGATGGGACCAATGTCGTTCGCGTGACGCCGGATACATAATTTTCGTCGCGCCGGTCGATACCGGCCATGCACGATGCACCACCTTGAATACACCCCGTTTCATCACCCGACCGCCGAAGGCTAACGCCTTTGGCGGTCTTCTTTGCATTGGAGAAACATCGTGCCGGAACCAACCAGTAGTGGCGTCGCCGGGGCTGCGGCATTCAAGGCCGCCGGAGGTGCGGCGGCAGGCGGAGCACTGCTGTCGGCCATCGTCGTGATGCTGATGACGCCGCCGCGCTCGACGCGCGAGTGGGCGGTGGGATTGATCAGCACCGTCGTCACCGGAATCGGCGGCGGTGCGATCGCCGTCCAGTATTTCCGGTTGCAGGAGTGGGTGGATTCGGTGACCGGCCTCGTAGCGCTCGGCGGCTTGATCTTCGGCTGCGGCCTACCAGGGTGGGCGATCGTGCGCTGAGTCTTCAACTTCATCGAGAAGAACCGCGATGCCGGAATCGATGAGGTGGCCAAGGAAGTGAAGGAGGCAAGGGAGTAAATCTATATTGCGGCGAGTAGCCATTGAGCGAGTCTGGTGGTCCATACCTTGCGACTGCACCGAAGTGACGTTGGCGTTACGTACGACTCGAGACCGTTCGGCTGAAATTGGCGACTTTGGTGCTAAGCTCCACTTCATGCCAATCGACTCAAGCCGCCGAGCCGCCGTTCATCTCCCTCTACGCACGGTGGCGTTAGCAAAGACGTCGCGAGGCCGCTCCCTATCCCGTTTGCTCGTCACACCAGACCTAACCGTCGCACAGCCGAGATCGCGAAATGGCAAAATTTCTGAACACCAGTGCTACCAACTACTTCCTCGAAGAACTCATCAAGGGCGCCAAAGACCGGCTCATCCTGATCAGCCCGTTTCTGAAACTCAATGATCGCATCAAGGAACTCCTCGCAGACAAGAACCGCTTAAAAATTGACGTACGTATTGTCTATGGCAAGAGTGAACTCCAGCCTGAGGAAATCAACTGGCTGAAGGGTCTGACCTACATTCGCACGAGTTTCTGCAAGAACCTCCATGCCAAGTGCTACTTGAACGAGGAGCTTTGCATCATCGCCAGCCTCAATCTCTACGAGTTCAGCCAAGTCAACAACAACGAAATGGGCGTGCTGATTCGCCGCACCGACGACGCCGAGCTCTACAAAGACGCCTACGAGGAAGCGCAACGCATCATTCGTATCAGCGAAGAGGTTCGCATTTCTCTGGAACGAGTATCGAGTGAGACCGAAAGCAAGACCGAGATGGAGGACACGTCAGCCGAAAAACTGACCACTTCGAAGCTTGCCAAACGATTGGGAATGAAAACCAACGAGCTTACGGAAAAGTTCGTGCAATCCGGCTTGTTGGAGTCGCGGGAAGGAAAGCATTACCTCACTGACAAGGGCAAAGAAGTCGGCGGTGAGTTCCGAATGAGTCCCAAGTTCGGTCCGTTCTTCCTCTGGCCGGATACTCTCCAACCGTGACAGCCAACAGGAACTGCAAAAAGGCTTTCCGGGCAACGAGGTAGCGGCGGTGGTTGAGGGAGAAGGCAAACTACGCGGCTAATGCGATCACCTTGATGAGGAATGCATATCCAAGAGGCTCGCCTCGAGCTTGAGCGACGCTCCGAACTTTGGATCCTTAGCGCGGAGTTGGTGGGTTACAAGAGGCGACGCAAAAACGACAATGCAATATTTTCCGAGCACCTTTCAGTCGAGCAGATCGCCGCGCATCTCGGGGTCGCGGGACTCGATTTATCGATGGATCGACAGTAAAGGCCTTCCGGCGCACAGGCTTGGGCGGCTGTGGAAGTTCAAGATTTCCGAAGGGGATGGCTGGGTACGTGCCACTTGTGCCGACGACAGAAAAGATCAGCCCGGAGGCGGCAGGCCATGAACAATAGATTGGGGGATATCTCTTGAGTCAGGAAGGGCAACTCCTCGACCAGAAGTCCTTGCGAGCAGTGACCGGCAAGACGGCAGACTGGAACGAAATCGCCAAGGATTGCATTGCCTTTGCCAATGCAACGGGCGGTCGGCTACTGCTGGGCATCGAGGACGGGCAGGATGCGCCGCCAGCCGGTCAACAGATCCCCGCCGACCTGCCCGACACCGTGCGGCGCAAGCTGGCCGAGCGCACCGTCAACCTTGCAGTGCTGGCCGATGTCGTCACCGCCCCCAATGGCGGCCAGTACATCGAGTTGCGCGTTCCCCGGGCCATGGCCGTGGCCTCCACCACTGACGGCAGGTATTTCCTGCGCGTGGCCGATCAGAGCAAGCCCGTCACAGGCGACGACGTGATGCGACTGGCCAGCGAGCGTTCCGCGCTACCGTGGGATACGCAGACCACCCTGCATTTTCCGCGCGTCGAGGCGGATGCCGCCAAGCGCGACAAGCTGCTGCAGGCTTTGCGCGCCTCTGAACGTGTCAAAGCCTCTGTCAAGGAAAAGACCGACGACGAGCTGCTCGACCACTATCAGCTCGCGCGGGGGCACGACCTCACCAACTTGGGCGTGCTGTGCCTTGGCCGCCAGCATCACCGCGCCCAACTGACCACGGCACCGGTCATCCAGTTCATCAAGTACGACGAGCGCGGCCAGAAGGTCAACAAGCTGGTGTGGGACGACCACACGCAGAGCCCGATGGAGCTGATCGAGGCAGTCTGGCTGGAGGTGCCGGATTTCCGCGAGCGGTACGAACTACCCGATGGCCTGTACCGCCAAAACGTGCCCGCCTTCGACGAAATCGTGGTGCGTGAGCTCCTGGTCAACGCACTGGTGCACCGCCCCTACACCCAGCGCGGCGACATCTTCCTGAATCTGCACCCGGACCGACTGGAGGTGGTCAACCCCGGCCCGCTGCCACTGGGTGTCACGCCGCAGAACGTGCTGCACACCACCGTGCGCCGAAACGAGCACCTGGCCCGTCTGTTCCACGACCTGAAGCTGATGGAACGTGAAGGCAGTGGCTTCGACAAGATCTTCGAGGTGCTGCTGTCGCAAGGCCGCCCCGCACCGGAGCTGATCGAAACGCACGATCGCGTGCAGGTCACCGTACGCCGCCGCATCCTGAAGCCCGAGGTCATCGACTTCATCGCCAAGGCAGATCAGACCTACCAGCTCGCCCAGCGCGAGCGTATCGCTCTGGGCCTGCTGGCCCAGCACGACGCACTGACCGCCCGCGAGCTGGCAACCACCCTCGAACTGCCATCGGTCGAAGCACTCCAGCCCTGGCTCAAGCGCCTGCTGGACTGGCATCTGGTGCAGAGCGCCGGCCGCACCCAGGCCACGCGCTATTTTGTTGATTCAGGCCTGCTGCGCAGCCTCAAGTTCACCGGCGAGACCACTCTCAAGCGCATCGAGCCGCATCGTTTGGCGGCGCTGGTGCTTGAAGACCTGCAGCGTTACCCCGAATCCGCAATCAGCGACATCCATAGACGCGTTGGCGGGGAGATCCACCCCAAGCAAGTCAAACGCGCGCTGGAAGACTTGATCGGGCGGGGGGCGGTGCGCTTCGAAGGCAACTACCGCTGGCGGCGGTACTGGGCGGTGTCATGA